GTCACATCCCAGCAACATTCTTGTATGGACAACGTTCACATGAGCGTGGCATAGGTATCTCACAAATAGCCGATGTTGCAGACGTTCAGAAAAGTATCTACAATGAACTATCAGAATTGGAGCAAGTAATCCGTATATCAAATCATCCATCAATCGTGGCTACAGAAGGTGTAGACATGATGGGCGGTGCTGGTTCAGTTATTACGATTGAAAATACAGACATGGATCCGGGACTTAAGCCATACTTACTACAGGCGAACAGCCAATCGATTAGCAGTATTTTAGAATCTCTAAAAACAAAAACTGCAATGATTGACAGAATGGCTAACTTAAGTGCAATGCGTTCAACATCAAAAGCAACAGCAAGTGGTGTATCTCTAAAGATAGAACGTGAGTTATTAAACGTTAAACTAGCACAGATAGCCGATAACTTAGAGATTGCAGAAGAACAGATTTGGCACCATTTCTTACACTTCTACGATTTAGAAGGACACTTTGATGGCGTAATTGATTATCCAGATAACTTTGATATGACTGATACATACACCGAACTAGACTTCTTAATGAAAGCAAGTGCGGCACCAGTATCAAGTAGTCAGTACTCTACAGAGATTGCAAAACAAATTGCACGTATCACAATAGAAGATGAAGAAATGATGGATACCATTATTAAAGAAATTGAGAATGGTTCACAAGCACCAGAGTTCGGAGCAAACTTAGATGGCGACACAAACACAAATACAGAATCATAGTGATTTAATTGACAGTATCCTAGATGATTTTGACGAGTTTATGGAGAGTGCATCAAAGACACTTGAAAATAAAGTAGCGGCAAGAATACTAGAAACAAATACTGTTGATGAATTATTAGCACTACGCATACCACTAACAGAGGACTACAGAACTTTAGTTAGTGAACGTGTACGTGAATATATTGCTGAATTTGATGCACTTGCAGTAGATAGTATTGCAATGGTAGGTGATGGTGTTACACCATTAGATAATCGTGTAGCCAGTGAATTAAAAGCACAAGCATACGCAAGATTGGACGAAACAACAAATCAAAACAAACAAACAGTTACTACCGAAATAGTTGTAGGTGCTCTTGCAGGCTTAGGTGTTCAACAGATTGCCGTAAATTCCAGACATGCTATTTCAGGGCTTATGATTACTGTAGACGATTTAGAAACAACTCGTTTGCAAAATAGATTAAGAAAACTTAGAGTAGCTGGAGACTCAGCTAAAGAAGAAATAGCCGCAACACTAAGTCAACTTAAAAAACGGTTTGAAGGTGTTAATGTAGGAACAAATTTAAATTCACGTATGACAGACGAAATGCACGATACAGTAATGGACTTTGATGGCGTATTCGTTAAGCATCGTGCCAGACAAGCAGGTCTAAAAAAGTTTAGATACAGTGGAACCTTAATTGCTAATAGTAGAGATTTCTGTATTAGACATGTCGGTAAGACATATACAGAAGAAGAAATTAAACGAATATGGTCAAGTGAGAGTTGGTCAGGTAAACGTTCAGGTGATCCATTCGTAGTACGTGGAGGCGAAAGATGTCGTCACTTCTGGATACCGGTGGAGGACTAAGATGGCTAACGAAATAATTATACCAAGAGCAATACCACAAATAACAACTGAGGAGACAACAATGCCTTATTCAAAACCAAAAACAACTAAAAAGAAAACAACCAAGAAGAAGAAAAAGAAATCTACACCAGGTAAAAAAAAGAGCTACTAGGTAGCTCTTTTTAGTTAGTGTGGAAGTAGACCCTAAAAGGGCCTACTATTTATTACGCGGCGATTAAGTCGTTAAAGTTTTCACGTGCATTAAGATACATTTTCCAATCACGTTCAGATTTTAACTCACGTGCTATATATCGTGGTAATGACATATCACCGTCAAATATTGCTGATGGGTTACGGTTGAATACAGTTGAATCCCAGTCATCACGATGATTTTTACGAACAGTGTCTTTGTCCTTAAATATGTAATCACTATATGGTTTCCAATCTTCTTCTTTGAACAACACGATATCGTATTGATTCTTTAATAATGAATCACGATGCTTGAGTAAGAACTCACCATCATAAATCACTGCGATTGTATCGTGAGATTTTAAGTAATGTTCTACAAGTAATAATTGAGCAGAGAAAAATCCTTTAGTCTTGTAATAAGAATAACGACCTGTATCTTCTACACCAAAAATTTCTTGTAATGTTGCATCACGTGATTTTTTACGCTTTGCTCCAAGAATGTATTGTTTATCAAGTTTGATATCAAATATTTTAATTGGGTTGATTGATGGATAGTCCATTACACTTTCTCCTTGTTCTGTCATTTTATTTGTCATTTTAGTTCCTTTAGTTTTGATTACAGAATCATTGTAACACGATTCTGTAATCTGTCAAGTTTTACGCCGCTTCGTATTGTTTAGTGTGAACGATAATTGAATCAGCAATCTGCTTATTTGTAAGTTGCATCATATTACCACCTATAAACATCATGTGCATAAAGTTTGCGCCTGCATTGCTTGTGCCATGCTTAATTACTTCCTCTACCTTGCAAGGCACATAACTTTCACCACTCAGACCAGTCTGTATCTGTTCTGGATTTGCAGTAACACGCAGTTTAACGTTCATTGCACCTTCGTAAATTAAATCGGCTAACTGATAGTTTTGATTTAAATCAAATTGAAACGTTCCAAAATATTCTGTTTGGATATCTTCACCTAATTGACAAGGCAAGTTATATACACCCATTGGGAGTCCCTGACCTGCTGATTGATGATGCAAGAGACTCTGTGCAAGTTCACTGATGCTGATGTATACATAGTCAACATCTGTACTCTTGTCAGTAAGTTTGAAACCTACATCAGGCTTAAAGCCTTCTATTAGTTTAGTTTTCTGTGCAGGACTCATTGTAAACATGCTGTTGATATTTGGATTGTTTACTTTGTTCTTTGCATTACGTACTTTACGTGCTTTTGCTTTTGCTTTACCTGTTAGTTTCTTAGACATTTTATTCTCCTTAGTTGATTAAATTATGTAAGTTACTTCTCTCACTTACAATATACATTATAACACTGATTCGTTATCTGTCAAGTTTTATGCCGCCATTTTGAAGTTTGACTTCATATACATCATACCGTTGTATTCGTCTGATTTGATTACACCAACCTGCTCCAACGCATAGATATCTGACATGATAGCAATTAGTTCAGGTATAGCATCGATTGACACTTTTAGGTTTTGAACTTTAGCACTCGCCATTGGACGCTCAGTTGAACCAAATGTTTTTACGTTAAATGATTCAATCGCTTGAGCAAGTTGCTCTTTACATCCTGCTACATCCCAAGTCCCGTCACGGAACTCTTGTAGAATACCTTTACCTGCCATAACTACATTATCGTGTAACACTTTGGTTAAACCTTTTTTTGGTTCTGACATGCTATCCATAGAAAACGAAAACCCATCGTCATCCATTCCTTTATAGAAAGCACCAATACCGATAACATTAGAAATTGGCTTCATAGACGCTTTTTGCTTCATTTTACGTGCTTTTGCTTTTGCTTTACCGTTTAGTTTCTTTGACATTTTTAACTCCTTTAGTTTTGATTATGTATATACTATAACACGATTCGCTATTTTGTCAAGTTTTCGTACTTTCTTAACTGACGTTTAATACTGTTGATACAACAGGCATATTGCTTTTTACATACATCATGATATTTTTTTGGAACAAGCATATACAACTCACGATATACATCTGCCATTGCTTTTACTGATTCTTCCCAATCAATATCACGATGATAGATATCGTCCATAGTAACTTTATTGTAATTTGTAAATTCATGCTTGTAAGCATTGAACAAAGCCATATTTTTGTCCCAACCTGGCTCTACTCTACACCTTTTATAAATTTCAGTGCCTGATAAGTAAAAATCCATAGGCTTGGGCTTTTTATTTCCGCATTTAGATTTTAGTACTACACTAGACATTTTTAGTTCCTCTCTTTTGATTATGTATATACTATAACACGATTCGCTAATCTGTCAAGTTTTTACACTGTCTCCTCTGCATTTAGTTTGTCTGCTAATGCTTGAGCATCTGATTGAGTTTTTACAACTTTATCACCATCTAACCATCTTCTTTGAATTGCGTTTCCATGCTTATAAGTAGTTACAGGTCTTTCAACTACCCAAGTGCCATTATTTTTTTTAACAGGCTTCCATTCTATACTCATTACGCTGTCTCCTCTAACGCTGTTTTCTGTTCTTCTGCCCAAGCAACTATTTGCTCTGCCATCTTACTATAATCAAAATCATCATCCCAGTAAAACGCATCAGTGTTGTATCCATTTTCTTTCAACACTTTGTCTACTGCATCAATTATGTCCATTTGTAAAAATAAGTTGTCCATTACGCTGTCTCCTCTAGTGCATTACGAATACCCCAACCCAAGAATGGATCAAAGTTATCTACTTCATAACTGTATTCTGTAACTTGTTGTATTTGTTCGGCAGATAAGTTGTCACCGAATTCGGCAGAAATACGTTCTTTTGCCCATTGAGTTACTTGTTGCTCAAAATCTGCACGTGCATTTTCTAATCCAAAATTCATTACGCTGTCTCCTCTACATTACCAATTTCAAGTTCTTGCCAATCTTCTAGTAACTTTAAGTATTCTGCATACTTTTCTGGTATTCTAAGATTTTGATAAATTTTCTCATATGCATCACTTTCTGTTTCTGCGATAACTTCTACTGGGATTGAACCCCCAATAACAATGTCTACATTAAATTTCTTTGTCATAATCTTTACTCCTTTAGTTGTCATTATGTATATACTATAACACGATTCGCTATTTTGTCAAGTTTTGGAACCATTCATCAGCGGTTGAATCATCAACTTCACCATATTCATCTTCATAGGCTTGTATAGCCATATTAAAGATATCTTTATGACTACCGGAATAGTTCTCATTGATATGTTGATATATGCTTAAAAAGTTATTCATTACGCTGTCTCCTTTAGTTGTCATTATGTATATACTATAACATGATTCGCTAATCTGTCAAGTTTTTGACCGAAAAAAAAGAGCAGTATTTCTACTGCTCTTTTAATTGCTTGTTAAGACTTTAATTCATTAACAAGCGAGATTACTTTATCTGATACAGAACCGTAACCGATTTCAGTCGTATTTTCGGAAACTGTCTGTAATTCGGCATCGTTAAGATTACCTAGTTCTTCATTCAACTCATTCTTGAAAAGTTCAATCAGTTGATTAGTTACATTTTGTTTTGTCATTTTTTTCTCCTTTGACATTTAAAAGTTATGTAAGAATCACTTTCTTTTTTCATCTTACTCTTATAATATACACTGATTCTGTAATCTGTCAAGTTTTTAATTATATACATTATACCAGTTATTGATTATCTGCATAGTTGCTGGACTTGAAAGCACATCTACCATACAAATTGACAATTCTAACATTTGCTCATTACACCAATTTACCAAATTTACCAAAGTTTCTTCTGTTACTGTTTCA